TAGGCCTCGAATTCGCTATTTTAGCCCTCTTGAACGTGATTTTGGTCGGTTTGGTGCTCGCCCTGGCTATCTGGATCAGGAAAGTCGTTGAAATCAACATGGCGCAGCTAGATGCGAACCTGGCACAAGCTCTGAAATCGACTGTAACGGAGCTAACCGAGGGCGGCTTGGCTGGATTTGAACCAATTAATCCAGTTCAGGCCGCGATAGCGCAATGGATCGGGTCGATGGCCACTCAGAACGCCTCGACGATCACGGCGAGCATAGTGGACCGCGCAGCTGACGGTACTTACTCGAAGGCATCCGATGAGGGACCGCGATAATTAAAAGCGAGGTTTTCTAACATCTGTCCCGATGGCGCGTAGAAAGGCGAAGCGGAAGAGGGGAAAGAGAGCTTTCTCCGTCATAAACGGAATCGAGAGCTACGCCTACGCATCCGTCCTGACAGGAGCATTCGCTAACACAACGCCTTTCTCATTCATCACTGGGGAAGCGGATGTCACCACGGGAACCTACAACCTGGCTGCGTACGAAGCCGGCTCCACGACCGGAGCTACCCTGGGCGTGGATGCGATCAGCCTGGGAGACATAGCAAAGCGCCCCGATCTCTCTTTCGAGGTAATGAAGATCAACATAGAGAAGAATTGGATGGGCGCTGTAGGAAAATCAATCGGCATCGGGATCACATTTCGACTTTTGAAATCCCTGCTTCGCAAGCCGATAGCCAACGTCAACCGCAATATTTTCACTCCTTTGCTTGGTAAGGGAACCCTGAGGCTCTGATATGGCCACAAATACAGTAGAAGGAATCCTTCTGATGACGGACGGTTCAACCGTCCCTCTGGAACTCGACATCGCCGAGGGAACCGAGACCGCAATGACAACTCGAACCAATAGCCCAGGCGGTACGGTATCAGCTCAAAGTGCTGGGGACTTTGCACCAGGGAAGACGGTGTATGCTGCCTCGATCCAAGCGGATAATGGGGTAGCCTACGCATACATCCTCTCAAGAGGCCAGGTGGCTGCAATCTTACCGGTCTGTGTGAAGGGAGTCTCCAACGCGACTCAAGTACTCGCAGGGGGCAATTACACCCTCAGACCGGGCGATTCCGTACAGGTGCTCACCCTAACCGCCAGTGCTCGCAATACCTCGGTGTGCATCGGCACTACCCAGGGCGGCCTTGGCAGTCAACGAATTTTCATACACACCCCGTCCGGGGCGGCAACTGGGGAATACGTCGATCTGCAAACCTCGAATAGCCTGGGTGACAGTTATCCCACTGGAACGAAGATAGCCTGGGCCTATGCGACTTCGATTGATGGCGCCAAGGTCGAGACGCCTGGCGCGATGGTGGTGGATTCCCTGGGCAACGTAGCCGGGGCGATGGCGCTCTCGAATCCAGCCACGGTACAGCCAGGCTTCACGAATGCCTATGGGATCGAGGTCAAGCTCGGCACCAAGATGTACGTCGTCACGAATGCATGAGGTGAGGGCGTGGCAATCTCCAAGAGAGCAAAGCAGCGATTCAAACTGATGTCCGCTAGCGAGAAGGCAGCGGTCAGGAAGGCGGCTAAACTGCTCTACGACACCGAACTCATGGGGATCAAGCGGTCTCGAGAGATAGATCGCTGGTCGAGGAAGAGCTACTGAGGCAGGGAGAATGCTCGTACCTGATGACTGGGGTGGTCCACCACCGAAGCCGGGACTCGGGCAGTACCAGGTAACCCCTGGGCAGCCCAGCATGCCGGCGGCCCAGGGCGATCAATGGTGGAAAGTACTAGCTGGGTTAGTGGTGGGGTTCTGATGTCTCTGCCAGGGACCTCAGGAAAGTCCCCGCGCGTATACAGATTACTCAAGAACAAGACTTTGCAGGCTGGCGATGGAGCTAGACAGATACAATTCAGTGACATTGAGGCCGTTGGCGATCCTATCAGCATCGAAATGCTCAATGAAGACGAGCTAATGAGATTGGTTTTGGTGAATCTGGCCCGTCTCAGTGTCAAATCCGACTGGGACGGACTCCTGGGGTGATCGTGTGCCGCTACCAGATGCCAACAAGCGTTCGCCCAGGGTGTACACCAACCTTCAGAACATAGACCTGTCAACTGTGACCTTCGCAAATGTAGAGGCTACCGGCGATCCGATACAGATCGAGGACATCAACGAAGACGAGCTCCGAAGAATCGTGCTGGTGAATCTGGCCAGGATGTGCGTGGCCGGTGAGTGGACGGGTCTTCTCGAGGCCGGGGGAGGGGGTGAATACAACGTCGTACTGCCAGAGGACTTCATCAACGGCACATACGACAAGTACCCGATCTCGGGTTATCCACCCTGGGGATCGGGCAACACGACAACGGAGGCACTGTCAGTGTCGACTAACAATGACAAATGTTTCTTTTTCCCGTTTGTGAGCCCGGAATCTGGAGTTGTAGGTGAGATGGGAATAGAGGTAACCGCAGCATCCAGCGAGGCCAATGATCTCCAAGTGGGAATATACAGCTCTGTTGACACCACGGGAGCCCCAGGCACGCTTCTAGGAAAAGGCGTCTTTGATACCGAGTCGGTAGCCGTAGTGTACGATACGAGTCTAAGCTCGGAAGTGACCTTGGTGAAAGGCACGTCCTATTGGATCGGCTGGTGCCGCTCGACCACAGGAATCGCCCTCACCCTGCGTGTGATTCAATCTCTTTATCCTCCCTCTATGTGTACTATCGACACGCCAAATATCAATTCAAACACTCGCTGTATTCGTCTAAGCGGGAGTGATCTATCGCTTCCGACCACTCCTACTCTGACCGAATTCTATCCTCAAAGTAAGCAGAAGATATCAGTGACTCTGGAAATAACGTGATCGCTATGCCACTGACGAGAAAAATACGGATGTTCGAGGCCGGGGTCCTGGTCGAGGAACTCGAGTATGACTTCTCATGGGACCAGGTCCGAGCAGAGCGCGACAGAGAGCTCGTCGATTCCGACTGGCGAGCTCTGAAGGATGTCGTGCTCCCTAACGCCTGGAAGGAGTATCGCCAGGCGCTGCGAGACCTCCCCGGAGATCATGCTGAGGCCAACGATGCCGCAGACAACTGGCCGGTGATGCCCGATGAGTGAACTCAGTGAGAAGGCCAAGGAAATGGTCATGGAGAATGGCATGGCTTTTCTTCTCGGCTGGATTCTCGGCATGGGCCTCGGCCAGGTATTGTGGGACTCCATCACTGGGGTGCTCTGATGCCGAAGAAACATCCAACGGAAGTCTACGAGATAAGAATTTCTCTACAGGATCGAGAGAAAGAAATGGCCGACCAGTTTCTCACCGCCTGGTCATTCAACAGGATAGCGACTCCCCTGGTCGAGGTCCTGAAGGATGTGACTGCGATAGCGGCCTTGCTTACCTTGCTGGCTGCCTTGATCGGCTTCGTCTTCGTGGCCGACGAGGACTTGGGCGTAGCCAGCCTCATCGACCTATTCTTTTCTCAGAGGGACCAGGCAATCGCCGCCGGGATAATCACGGTCACTGCTCCTGGCGGGATCGGCATCGGCATGCTGATCTCTCAATTCCTCGGGTTGTTCGGCGAAGAATCCTGAAAGTGATGCTTCACATAGGGGGGTGGCGACTACGGTTTGGGGCCGTCGGTCCCGAATAGCCGTATATCCATCATGGAACTGGACTCTCGAGGTTCTTCGCCGTTAGCAACGGCGAGAATATGTTCTTGAAGAAATCGAACGGTCTTCTCCGACTGTCTCAACTTCGCTGCTAGTCCGATTTTGTTCGCTGGTCCGTTATCCTCGGTGAACTTGATTGCGTAACGGATCTCTGAACTCTTCATGCGAGAGGGCCATGATTTGTAGATGCGGTAAGCTTCGTTATCGAGGGTCGCTGATATCAAGTGCATTTTTTTCACCATTTTTCTGGAATCTGGAAATCATAAACATAGGTACAAATTAACCGTGGTACTGCGCGCCTTCTCCCTGGGGGCAAAAAAATCGAATAACGGAAATCAAACTCCCATCTCCTCTCGTATCTCACGACAGCATCGACCGCACTTTTGCCCTCTGCGATCATCGCCTCCCGTCCTCCTCAACTCCCGATGACATCGCGCGCAGATGTACAGCGACCAGCTCATCAGTACCACTCCGGGTCTTTCTGGTTGTTCTCGTTGGCAACCTTGCGCTGTTCCAGGTTCATGATCCGCTTCTCTAAGTCCAGAATCTTATGGCGATAGGTCAGCATCGTCTCCTTGATCGCGGCGAACACCTCCCACACTCCGGGTTCACTTTCATTTTCAGGCAGGGGGGTCTCATCGACTTCTTTCACGGCTCTGCGAAGTAGCCCTACTAAATATAATATTGGGTTTGCTGACGCAATTGACACCACCTTCAAAAGGACGACGGCCCCGTGTACGGACCAGCGGTGCGGCGTGCACCGACAGACGCAGGGTTGGGGCGAAGCGAATAGGCTCTGGAACGACACGATTTTAGAGTGAACAGGCCGCTATCAGGAATGTATCAGGAAGGTATCACGACATGATAGGCCTCGAATTCGCTATTTTAGCCCTCTTGAACGTGATTTTGGTCGGTTTGGTGCTCGCCCTGGCTATCTGGATCAGGAAAGTCGTTGAAATCAACATGGCGCAGCTAGATGCGAACCTGGCACAAGCTCTGAAATCGACTG